CTTGAGGATCAGGTTTGGAGCGATGCATACAACGAGGCCAGCGAAACTGCTGGGGCCACGTTTGATGCACGCACTCGTCTGGAGCGGATGATGCGCCAGAAGGGTCTCAATAACATTGGGATTCCTGAAGCTGGTCGTAACAATGAGATTAACATCGACTCTAGCGGCATTTATGAGAGTCATATCTCACAGCCCCAGCGGTCGGGTCGCCGCAATCTCTTCTGATCTCTGAGAAGTTGTAGAAGACCGGCAGATGGACTCGATGATCGGAGGCCCCTCCGCTTCCTCCGCATGTTGTGGGTGGGGGGACCCTTGCGGCTGCCGGGAGAAGACAATCCTCGCCAACTTCTTCTTCCGGGGTGACTACGATCAGGATGATGTGCCCGGGAGCACCTTCAACGATCAGGACCAAGACAACGGGATGTACTGACCATGAGCTTTCCCACCAACTTTGGTACATCAGGGAAAGCCGGTCGCCCCGCCAAGGCCAAGCCAGTTGTCCTGCGTGCTCCCGAAGAGCAGTCGGGATTTGAGTGGGCGTCTGCGTCGATGAACCCTGAAGCTATCCAGAGGGTTCAGGACAACTACATCAAGACCCAGCAGATGCCCCCGGGTCTGGCACCAAAGGGGATTACGTTGCCGAATCCTCTGGAAGCACGTCGCCAGCGCTCCATCTCGGCGGGCTGGCGTAATCCAAGAGGAGCAGCGTAATGGCTAGGAGAAGATCAGAGCACGAGCGTCTACCCACACATGAGGTGGAGACATCTCGACTTCTTCCCCCCGGGCGGGCTGGGGGTGGCTTACCAAAGAACCGTTCTAAATTCGTTAAAGAACCGAAGCCCCTCACCACAGAGGAAATCAATAGTGCTCGTAGAGCACGATCCGCTCGCCGTAGGTGGGAACAAACTCCAGAAGGTCAGGCGAGGACTTCTGACGCCCGAACATTGCTACAGACTGGGATGTCGAACAGCCAGATTTACCGGGGATCCGAGTGGGACGAGCAGACCGGCGTTGGCCCTAGGCATTACGACAGGCAGCTACCCGGTCTTGAGGACCCTAATGCAGCTCCCAGACCTCCAAAGTGGGAAGAGCTTGATCCCAATACTCGTGCCCACATCGAAAGAGGTCTTGCTCAACATGGAACAAGCATTGACCAGATGTCGTCGGACTGGGGCGCACAGCTAGATCAAGCGTACCTCCGGATGGAGAGCTACGGACATACCAACCCCGCAGGAATGGATTTCTACGAAGGCGGTTTGCCTCGGAGAGTAATCGACAGTTCTGCACGGGAACTAGGTGTTCCGCAGAGCGTTCACGCTGCACTTAATGCCATCACTTCTCCCAATACCACATTCATGGTTACCCCAAAGAGTGGCCCTCGTGTGGGGGAAACATACTTCCCGAATAATGAAGCAGCAGAGCATGCTATCCGACACATCCAGCAGGGCGGTACTTCAGAGAACATCAGCAATGTGCGTAGTTCTGTACAACTACCGGAGGGTGTTAGTACAGCAGGAAGGCTGACGGCCAGACCCGCAAACCTAGTAAAGGCAGCAAGAGCCTATGAACAGTACCTTGCGGGTAAGTCTATTAAGGATTGGCGAGGGGAGCCCAGTGAGAGTAATCCGGAAGGGACCCCTATGCTTTCTTCCAAAACTGGGCCATACGCCAATTCTTGGTCGGATACCCACCCTCAGTTCTTCGTAGCTGACGTTCATTCAGGCGGGGCAATGCTGCCTCACTTGTCAACTGACAAGCCTGTCATGGTGGACAGTAAAGGTAATCCGCTCTTGTCTGAGACCGGACAGATTCGTCGTCATAAATCAGAGCGGGAGCGCGCTATCGAAAAGATTCCGTACTTTCATACAGCGGCCGATTACGCAGCCCGTCTTGCTATGAATGCTCGGGGTCTCGGATCTATTAGAGACTCTCAAGCCACACAGTGGCACGAGGAGCAGGTCCAACGTGGTCTTGTTGACCCCGACGAGGCTTACGGACATACAGCTAGCGCACCAGTGGAAGATCCAAACCAGCTCAACTTGTTTTAAGTTAGACTCGGATCGTGATCAACTTCCACCCACCGTCGTACCGAGCTGCCGCCAGCGACCTCACGGTAGCCATTTCTCCCCTCGGGCTAGTAGAGCTTGCAGACGAGGAGTTTGAGGTACACGGCCCACGGATGAATCGCTACGCCAGCAACTGGGCGTGGTACCTCGGACACCACTGGGCATACAAGCGGGAGATTGGTGACCCGCAGATCACCGTCAACTACGTCAAGGCGCTTCAGGACTACCTGATCAACTTCACCTTTGGGAAGAGCGTCCACTTCGGATCTCCCGAGGCGACGGCGTCCATCGTCCCGCACATCCTGAAGCGGGTATGGGATAACGACAATGACCGGGAATCCCTCATCTGGGAAATCGGACAGCTCGGCGGCGTGGGCGGCGACGCATTCGTGAAGGTGGCCTATGAGCCGCCGTTCCAGAACTCTCTCGGAGAGAACATCCCGGGCAAGTGCCGCATCCTCCCACTGAACCCAGCATTCTGCTTCCCAGAGTTTCACCCCCACGACCGGTCCCGCTTCATCAAGTTCAAGCTGAAGTACAAGTTCTGGGGAACCGCTACCGACGGAACTCGTCAGATTCACACCTACACCGAGCTGATGACGGACGAGATGATTGAGGAGTACATCAACGATGAACTCATTGATCAGCGGCCCAACCCACTCGGACGTATCCCAATTGCTTTCGTTCCCAACCTGCCTGTCGCTTCCAGTCCATGGGGACTCTCGGACATCAACGACATCATTTCGCTGAATCGTGAGTACAACGAGAAGGCGACCGAGATCTCGGACATCATCAACTACCACTCGGCCCCTGTAACAGTTATCACTGGGGCCAAGGCGTCCACACTGGAGCGTGGCCCCAAGAAAGTGTGGGGTATCCCCAACAAGGATGCTCGGATCACCAACCTCCAATTGGAGGGGAACCTCTCCGGGCCGCTTGGTTATCTGGAGATGATCAAGACCTCGATGCACGAATTGATGGGCGTTCCCATGGGTGCGCTGGGCCAGATGAACCCCATCTCCAACACGTCCGGTGTAGCTCTGCACATGCAGTACCTGCCTCTGATGCAGCGCTACCAACACAAGAAGATCCAGTACAGCAAGCTGTTCAAGCAGATCAACGAGTTCGTCATCCGGTACATCGCTATCTATGAGCCGGATTGGATGAAGTACAACCCGTTTATCGCTGCGGCGCCCCCGAAGAAGAACCAGTACATGGAACTGGATCCCACCGATCCAGCATCATTCAGATCCACAATTGAGTGGCCCACTCCACTCCCAATGGACACGCTTCTCAAGCTCAACGAAGAACAGGCGAAGATCTCCATGGGCCTCAGTTCCAAGCGGTCTGCACTCAAGGGACTTGGAGAAGCGTTCCCGGACCAGAAGATGCAGGAAATCTTCGAAGAGGCTGTCGAGGACACGAAGCAGCAGGGATCTCTCCAGCTCGTTCAGGCGCAGACATCCCAGTTCATCATTCAGGCAACCGGCATGACTCCCGACGGTCAGCCGCTCGTACTACCGGGTATGGATCAGGTAGACGAGAACGGAAACCCTGTCGGAATGGCTCCCGCCGTAGACCCGATGCTGGCGCAGGAAATCATCGCTGGGGCGTACGACATGTACCCCGCAGCACGTGATGATTTCGAAGAATAAACCCTGCTTGCATCTTTGCCTGCTACCTACGCTAATATCTGACTCAGTTTCGGACCACTAACACCGAGGTATTCACATGTCCAATGACCCTGTAAGTCAGTTTGACGACTCTGTTTCTGACACCAACGACGGATTTATCGTCGGTGCAGATCCCCGGCAGCAGCCAATGACTGCCGCTGAGGTTGGTCAAATTGAGACCGAAGTAAGCGCATCTCAGCAGCCACTTCAGGTCGTAGAGCAGATGGCACCACAGCAGCCGTCTGAGCAGGGGAAGTTCTTCTCCGAGGACGACGTTCTCCGGATCCGTCAGGAAGAGAAGGACAAGCTGTACTCCCGTCTCAACAACTACGAGACCCAGCTCTCTGAGCTTCAGGCTGAGCGTGACGCTCGCCTAGAGGAGGAGCGCATCGCCCGGGAGGCAGCAGAGGCTGAGCAGCGGCGTAAGGAAGAGGAGACCATGGAAGTCCGTGACCTTCTCCAGCGCCGTGAGGAAGAGTTCAACTCTCGATTTGCCGAGATGGAATCCCGCATGGAGCAGGAGCGAGCCATCTACGAGCAAGAGAAGCAGTTCAACGAATTGCAGAGCTACCGGCAGGCTGCTTTGGAGCAGAACGCTGAGTACATCATGCCTGAACTGCGAGATCTGGTTACCGGAAATAGCGTCGAAGAGATCGAAATCTCTATCGATGCAATGAAGACCAGAACTTCTGCTATTATGCAGTCAATGCAGGACGCTGTTCAGTCACAGCGTCAAGCCATGAGGGGAACGACTCCGACCGCTCCCCCCGTGGGGCCAATGGAACAAGAACCGGCGCTAGAAACGATGACTCCTGATCAGATCAGGAATATGGATCCCGGAACGTACGCCAAATACCGAGCGAGGCTCCTTCAGGCCGCATCGCAGTCCTACCGGGCTGGCGGCTAACCCAAGCTCAGTTCCTAACTACATCCCTACGGAGGGCAATTTCCAATGGCTTTTCAGCTACCCGACAGCTCGGGCGTAACCGGTACTGGGAGAATCGCTTCCGGTGTCACTGGTTCTGCTTACGCTGACCCGGCTTCAGTAACCGCTCCTGCTGGCGTAAACGTCGCTGGTTACGGTGCGTCACCGGCTACCGGTACGACGCTCCTTTCCCCGGCGATTCAGACCATCTGGTCGAAGGAGATTCTCTTTCAGGCCATGCCGGTCCTGCGCTTTGAGCAGTTCGCCGTAAAGAAGACGGAGCTGGGTGTCATGCCCGGTCTCACCGTCAACTTCATGCGATACAACAACCTGCCGATCCCCTCGGGTCCACTGGTTGAGGGCATCCGCATGAAGACCCACGGCATCTCGGCCCAGCAGTACCGCATCACGGTTGCTGAGCAGGGCTTCGCCGTCGCTGTATCCGAGCTGCTCCTGAACGCCTCGTTCGATGACGTAATGGCCTCGGCCTCACGTCTTCTGGGCCGCAACATGGCCCTGTACATGGACGTACAGGCTCGTGAGACGCTCACCAGCGCAACCTCGGTTGTCTACGGGTACACCGGACCAACTGACCTGTCGGAAGGTTACGGCATCTACAGCAAGGGCACGCAGGGCGACGCCATCACTGGTGGTACCAACAACCTC